AAGAATAGGATTAGCTCTATCCGCAGAATATAATAATCTACGATTAGTTCTTCTTGCCCTGGAACGTGAAGCAAGTTTCTTTTTCTCACTTTTTTCTTGAGCTTCAAGCCTAGCCTCTCTCTCAGCTTGGGCTTTATCAATTTCTCCCATAGCTGCGGGTGGCTCATACGATGGCATCTTCGGCATTAAAAAACTCATTATTTTTTTTCCTATTTAAAATATTGCTGATAATATAATTATCGCTAAAACAATTCCAACAATACAAATCTTCTTATGATTTTTCCAAAGACCTTTTAACTGTGTTATTATTTCATTCATTTATATATCCTACTATATAGTTTATAATCGGCTTTATCATAACCATAATGTCTTAACAAGCCTTCAAATTCAAAATACATACTTTTTATCCATTTCACACCTTGAACATTTAGCGAATGTACAGTTGCATCGATACGATGTAATTTATAAATTTCTGCTGCGGTCTTGAAATAATTCAATGCTCCTTTATGAAAAATAACTTTGTGTTTATTAATCATATTTTTATGAGGAATTAACCAAGCAGTAGCTACGCCAGGCCATAAAAAAGATAATCCAAAACATAATAAAGGTTTGCCTTCAAAAAGAACTGTATAAGCGTAACCATTATGTTGTCCGCTATCGAGCCATTTAAAATTTTCTTTTAAACGATTAACCAATTCAACATCAAACTTACCCAACTCCATGATATTAAATAAATATGACTTAAATGGAACTACCGAGTACGATGTTTTCTTGATCTTGAATATCTCTTCTATTTTGTCCAGCGTCATAAATTTCAAAAGTAGCTCTATGGCCTTTAGGAATTTCCATATGTCTCATCTCTTCTTCAGTTTTATCTTCAATAATTTTATCATTAACTAATTCGCCATCGCCAAGTTTCCATAATTTGAATTTCCAATCACTCATAAAATATTAAATTCTGTTGAAGCGATATATTGTTTCATTGGTTGACGATTACCTCGAATTAATTGTTTATGTTCCCCTCCACCCAAAGTCAAATACATATAAGCATCCCCTACGTGAGAATGTTCATTTTTATTTGGTTCATCTCGAAATCGTTCATGCCCGGATACTTGCACTCGTTTAAAATGATATCCTCCAGACAAAGCCTTTCTTAATCGAACACATTTTCTATTAATTAATAATCCAGGCTTCCCTCCCATTAACCGGTTCATAGGAGCAGATCCAGCTTCACGCCTAACTCTAAACACATTTGAAACAGTTGGTCTTGCAAGTAAACCTAATGACTGTAAATGTTGGAAGGCAGTAACTTCAAAAATTTCATCTCGTTTTACTCCAGAAGGATCTCCCCATATCATTACTTCATATTTTGGAAAATGACTTTCGAGTTCTGATTTTAATAAATGACCAAATCTTTGTAGGCCCATATCAAAAGAAACTAATTCGTGAAGGATGTGCCATCTGCCATCTCCCATCTTTTGTCCAAAGACTGCTGCTGGTGTTAATCCAAAGTCTAATCCGATTTGAATTGGAAAAGCAATATCAGGTTCTAAACTTTCGGCAATCATAGTTTGATCGTCATACTCTGACATGACCGGTTTACCTTCTTGGACATAAGTATATTTTGCTTGAGCATAGCATCGTATCCAATCTAAATGTTTACCTTGAAGAATTTGCTCGTAGTATCCAGTAGGTAAATTTGTTTTATTTTCTGGTGTAGCGAGTGTCCACCATTTATTAGTTGAAAAAACAAAACCATTTGCTTCAGGATTTTTAGGAAGATCATCCGCATTAACTTCAGTAACTGCTGGAGGTTGTTTAAAAAATTTCCACGCATATTTTCCTCTCATTTTTTCTTTCTCAGCTAATCGATACCACCAATGGTCATCATCCATTGGGTTCGTATCCATCCATACACCTCTCCAGGTTGGGCCTCCGTCTGCTTTAGTTGGATAACGACCTACTCGATGAGTAAGTCCATCAATAACTGCTTTGGGTAGTTCTCTTGCTTCATTGATCCAGGCTCCCGTTAGTTCCATAGATAAAAGTTTTCTAACATCTTTAGGTTGATCCAAAGCTAAAAAGATAACTTCGCAATCTACACCCGGAGCATTATCTCTTGAAGGTAATTTAATATGATGAGTTAAAGGAGGAGACCATCTAAAAGATCCCCATATATTTTCTGGAAATATTTCCTGCCAGGTTTTAATAGTTGTGGTTCTTAGTTCCGGATAACTGTTTCTAACAATTACAAATCTTGTATATTTAATTCCATCTTTAGGAGATGGTTTTTGATTAATGGCTTTAAGCATGATCTCGGAAGCACACGCATAACTTTTACCAGAACCCACAGGCCCCATAATGCCACGAACAAAACTTTTATCATTAAGGAATTTCCAAATTGTCGGAGCATGAGAAAAGTCTAGGTTTAGGTTTTGCATAAATTAACTCATCCAATTTATAACACCTCTTGCTGCCATGCAAAAGTATAAAACTTCCATACAGGTTCTCCAAAGATCTTTATCGAATACTGCAATGTAAACCCAGATTGATCCTGAGAGAGCAGCAGCACTCCATCCTACTGATTGAATTGTAGGGTTAAAGAACCATCGAGCATCCGAAAGTATAAATACACTTACCATAGCCAGTAGAAACCCGGCCAATCTCCATCTCCCATGCATATCTTGATAATATCTGATCTTCATCAACCCTACTCATTTTTTAGTTCTTTCTCTCAATTCTTTTAATTCCTTCTCATGTACCAAATTATCAAATTGATGATCCTCCTTGGCTTGAGCTAATTCTTTTCTTAATTCTCCATTAAGTTTTTGATGAGCATCATTAGTTTCTTTTAAACTCTTTACTAATTTTGAAAGCTCTGCGACATTCGTTAATTTTGTTAAATATATATCATCCATTACTTGCAATAAAATCCCATAATTAATTTTCCATTCTTCATATAATACCCTTGTTGTTTAGGATCGCCATTTCTTTCTTCATAATAAATTCCTATTTTTTGAATGATTTGCTCCCCTGCCTCAAAACAAGTAAGCCTAGGATCAAGGGGAACTGTTTTTAATTCCATTCCGGTAACTGTGGCTAAAATGAGTATCAAACTTTTCATAAATATGTGTTTTGATATCCTTATCGGTGGTAAGAACAGTTATTAGATCTGAGCCATTATAAATTTTGACAAAAGCATTCTGACTAGCAACAAAACCTGTTCCACTTGTAAGCAAAGCAAACTGTGAGCATCCTGTTATCATTAGATATATCCCTCCTAATAATAGTAACCGAAATCTCATATAAAAATATCCATAGTTTCTGCTCTCTCAATAATCGTTTTAATGCGATCATCGCTTTCGGTTTTATTTCGAAAAACAATATTCCTATAATCTGAAAACTTGTAACCTAAACTTTTAGCTAACGCTTTTTCATTCAGTTTTCTTTTCAGCATCATTGTCTGGAGCTTCTCCACTTCCTCCGGAGTTATCAGCCTTTTTGTTCTCATCAATAACCTCCTCTGCTTCTATAACTTCTGGTTCCGGCCCTTTGATTTGAATACCAATGACACTAGGTCTATTGATGTCATCATGCTGTTCTAAAAATCCAGCAGCCTTGGCAAGTATCCTTAATGTTGAAACTTTATCATGCATCTCGATTTTAAACTGAGTTCCATATTTTGTCTCAACAGTCTGAATACTCTTGATGGCTTTAATGGCAGCTTCCGGAATTTCTTTTAAATCCCGTAGGCTAACCTTATTATTTTCCACCTGAAGAATATCCATCACATTCGCTGTTGCGATATCCAAAAGCTCCTGGGCCACCTTATCCTTATTGTGTTCGATGACCTCGGACTTTTTAATTCTACGCTGTACCACCCTTATTCCACCGAAGCGGTCTAAAGGTGGCTTAACGATCCTAGATCGGGATTTCGGCATCCTGATCCTTCTCTTTTAGGGATTTGGGTTCGTTTTTAAAAGCCCGGAAGAAACCAATACTTTCTCCTTTAGAGTATTCTTTATCAGGATCTTTCCTATAGATCTTAATATCGATAGCTCCTTTGATATCTTCCTTGGTTTCATAATCCCTGGCATCCCAAACTTCGATCACGCATTCAGTACCTGGCTCTACCTTTAAGCCTTTGTTACTTTTGAATGACCGATTACTATGAGTTGGCCCTGGCATATTTGCCTCCTTTCTTATTTGTTAGTAATGAGAAAAAATATTGTGTGTGATGGATATATATATACGTAAGCCCCCGGAGGGCGTATGTGCCACATTTTTCAGAAAAGGTTTTACGTATATTTCGTGATCGTAAAATGTTTATAAGCCTGGATGGTTCGTACACAGTTTGTATTTTCATCTCGGCACCCGTAGCTTCTTAGCTAATTTATTAATCACTTCATTGGTATTCATATTCTTTAGTTGCTTATATCTGTTGGGGAAGAACGCTTTCTCGAACCAGTATATAGTTCGAGGTGGTTCCATATTATTATTCCTCATATGCATTAGTCCTTTACGAATTACCTGTTGTGCTTTGTCTAAGGTCAGACCATCCTGAACATATTTCGTAGCGGTCTGCTCTTGCTCGATATTGTACTGAATTAATCTTCCGAAGATTTCTTCCGTCAATCTCACAAACGTATTCATAATATTCCTAGCTGTATTAGAATAGATACTCTTAGATGGAGTGTTATGTATGCCTTGTACGGAATGCGATGTATTCCCTGTAGCGACTATTCCTTTAGAGGAATATTCCTTAGACGGAATACTTCCTTTAGGGCCAACAGTCAATTCGGGTTTCTCATCCGGCCTATCTTGTGCAGTAACCATAGCTTTAGCTTCATCTTCTTCTACATCCGGATCATATTTAACAAAGTATTTATTACCCTTTAAGCCGGGATGCTTACGAGCATACCTTACCATATCCCATTTAATTAATCTCGTAATATGTTTGGAAACTCCAGACTGCGAAATCTTTAGGAACTTACCGATTGTGATTTGATTAGGCCAACAGATGCCTGT